TATAACCCGCTAATTTCTCCAGTGTTCTTGAGTCTTAGTGGAATGTAAATAAACTCAACTGCTTTAACAGGTTCAATAGCAATGTCTAAGTATAGCTCATTTCTATCAACTCTGCTTGGAGTGTTGTTTGATTCATCACAAACTACTAAGAAGTCATATAGTGCTCTTTGACCTACAAGCTCGAGCATTAAGCTCTCTGCTGCTTGTTTGATCTCATCACGTGTGATCTTATCATTTGGTTCAAAGATATAAGGTTTAGCAAGCTGATTCAACTGGCTGCGTAAGTAAATTACCAAACGTGCTACGTTGATTCTGTCTAGTGCGCTTGAGCCTCTTGCACGAGTTTTCTGTCCATAGTTAACAAGTCCTGCACCACTAATAAACGTAATTGGGTTAATAGCTTGTGCATATAGTGTATCACGCTGACCTTCGTTCAACGCTACTGTTACAAATTCGCCCTCAGCATCTACATAACCTGTTGCTGTAGCGTTTGTAATACCACCACGTCTTGTACCTGCTGGAGCAAACCAAGGATAGCTAACTTGGTCACTTAGTGCAACTGTGCGTAGCATCATATGACTTGGCGGAACAACTACATTGTTGCCTGCGTTGTCACTTGTAAAGCCCCAAGGATAAAAAATACCAAAGTATTCATCACGGCTAGTTAAACCGTCGTCGTTATCTTCTGGTGCTAGTGCTTGGTTAGTTGCCCAGTTGTTTAATGAAGTTGCATCTGATGGTAGTCTAGCTGGAGTGTCACCAATAACAAATGCACTTAGGCCTCTGTCATAGTTTAATGTGATCATTTCACCAATTAGCTCTGGATAACCTGGAGTTGCCATCAAGTTAAAGATTCTTGACTCGTCATCTCTAATGTCATCGTTTGAGTTAACCATAGCTTGTAGTGCTTGTACAACAACCTTACGCTGTGCTTTACGTCCAAAGCTACCTGAACCGTCACCTTGGTTACCTGACTCAGTTACCCAACGATGTGGATAGTAGTCTGCCATTGCTTCGTCGTTTAGGCGTTCGTTGTCACCGTTTACATCAATGTAATTGCGTACAAACTTCTTAACGTTAAAACCAGAACGTCTTAGGTTCCATAGCAACATACCTTTTGGGTATAGTGCTGGATCTGGAGCATCCGGATCTAAGTAGTCTGAAGTTAATAGTGCATCAATGTCACCTGCTTCGTCACTGTTTTCGCCTGCTGTGTTATAACGTGCATCTGCAAATAATACGCCATCTTCGCTAGTTTGATCTGCTGTATCTAACAAGATCCAACGATTAGCAACTGGTGTATTTTGTAGGTCTGCATTAAACTTATAAATTAATGGATAATTTTCTAAGTCTGCTGTGCTAATCCATAAGTCGCCGTTTACAAGTGCTGTGCCGTCGCTTTGTAGTAACGGAGTGCTTGCACTTACGATTGGACCGTTTGGATCACAATCTGCATACTCTGCGCTAAAGTTATGATAACCAACCCAAGTATCGCCATTGTGGATCATAATGTCAACTTCGTCAACAATTGAATTGTACCATAATGCACCGTCATTTGTAAGAGCAGTTACTGGATCATCTTGTGCAGTGTAGAATGCTACTTCTGAACCAGATGAGTTAGTTGTTGCTTTCCAAAGTGTGCCACGTAGTTGTAATGGAGCAGTGTCGCCATCTGTTCCCGGCTCGTAGTATAAGTTTGGAGTACCGCTGTTTACATTTGCAAAATGTGCAAAGCCCATATTGCCTAACACTGGTGTTGAACCGTCGTCTGTTAGTTTAATATCGCCGCCTTTTGAGTGAGTAATAACAACTTTATTGCCTGTTGTAACTTCTGCGCTAACGTATGGTACGCCTGCATTTGTAATTGCTTCTGCAATTAAATCTGCGTCAGTGCTTGCACCTGTAGTTGTAATTTCAATAACAGTAATTGTAGTTAGTTCACTTGAGTTAGGTGCTGTTGCTTGAATACCTAAGTTATAAGTGTCAGCTGTAACACCGCTTGAACCAATTGCTGCACCAATGATTGTTGTTGGAGCAACTGCATTACGCTTGAATACTTTAAATGTTGCTAGTTTTTGTGAGTCACCTGCTACATTTGATTGTACATATACATCGCCTGCTGCAATGTTTGCACCGTTGCCTAGCTTATCTAGACTGTTTAAAGCTTCTTCGTTTGATGCAAAAATTGGTGCGTCAATTGGCTCCCAAAGTTTAGTTGCATCATTAAATACTTTCATTCTCCAACGTGCGCCGTTTCCTGGCTCAGTTGTTTTAATCCAAACAGAACCTGTTGGGCGAGGATATGAATCGCTTACTTTAAATGAAGGAACTCTAGTGTGTTTGTCAACGTGTAGCTCTGGTGGATAGTAAGTACCGCTTGCAATACCTAGCTCACCTAATAGAGTTGCGTCACCGCTAATTTCTAATGAACCAACTGCTGCTGAATCTGCTTCGGCGCTGTCTGTTCCATCGCTGTAAATTTCTAAACGTCCGTCAACTGCTTTTGCACTAATGTTTCCTAATGGAAATAGTGAAACAATGTTGTCAGCTACTTCGCCAATTGTGTTAGCATTTGTAACTGTTACTGTTGTTCCGTTAATAGTAAATGTAGTTGATGCTTGGGAAAATGATGGGTTAGACTTGCTGCCACGTACTGTTGCCCAGCTTAGTGTCCAAGCCTCTGAACCTACTAATACCCAAGTTCCTGAAGCATTTCTGTAGAACATTCTAGCAATAGTTGAGCCAAATACTACAGCATAATCACCGATGGCACCGACAGTTGCTTTTGGTGTTTTACCTGTTGTTCCGTTAGTTGCTTGACTTCCGTCTGTTAATTTTGTAGAATCTGTAATAACAATTGGAGTTTTGCTTGTAAATGTTTGACCGCCTGTTGTTGTAACGCCGGCGCCATTCCATTCTTGAATTCCAAATTGTGATGTTTGTGTATCTAACCAATAAGTACCCGCTGCAGGTGTTGCTGCTGGTGCGTCTGAACTTGGCTGGATTTCTGCTAGGTCAATATCTGCTCTAACTACCCACGCTCTGTTTGAAACGCCTAAATATGAATAAGCAGCTTGCAAACCGTATTCATTCAGTTCGCCTGCGTGAATTGGGTTATTGTTGTTATCTGTGTAAAATAGTGGATCACCGAACGTATCTGCAAGATCTCGTTGTGATGTTAATAAGTATGGTTTACCAGCATTTGCCTTTAGCGTACCTTGTGCTGTTCCTGTTCCACTAGCGTTTAGCTTGTTAGAAGCAGAAGCAACAAAAATCATTGGTGTTGTGCCAGGTTCTGCCGGAGTGTAGAAACTTTCGTCAATTACTTTGACTTCTACTCCTGGTGATGTTAATGCCATTGTCGTTCTCCTGTTGTACGAATCGATAGTTTTGCTACTTGTATTTAGCAGACAGTATAGAAAATCACCGGTTAAACCGCCCCAAAAAGGGACCAAAAAGGTGAGCTAAATACAATATGAGACCATTATGCAAATGCGGCAAGCGACCAGCTGCTATAAACTACAAAAAAGGTGATAAAACATATTACCGTAAGTTATGCGAAACTTGTTTACGCAACGGGTTAGGTCACGGTATACCTAAATGGGAGCAAAAAGGTTATAAGAAATTAGATACTTGTGAAAAGTGTGGGTTTAAAAGTAAACACCCCGAACAGTTCAATGTGTTTCATATCGACGGTAATTTAGAGAACTGTCGTCCTAGTAACTTAAAAACAATTTGTGCTAATTGTCAACGAGTTCTTCAAAAGGAAGGTGTACGTTGGAAACAAGGTGACCTAGTCCCTGATTTCTAAAAATAGTTCTAGTTAGTATAGCAACATTTTTTTCTAGTCTATCTAAAGAACCATTATTATCAATAGTGTAATCACACATCCACTGTTCAATACTCATAGAACTAGGATCTTCCGTAGGCAAGTGATCGCAACGATCTACCCAAATAGCATAATCAAAAATTTCTTCATTTTGCATTGCAAAGAATTCACGTTTATTACGCAGTCCGCAGTATATTTGATTTTGGGCAAACAAGTTGCGTCCAAGACGTGCCAAATCATCTTTACAATAGTCGTGTATCATATTGTACCATTCTGTGCGATGATTGTGTCGATCTGCGTAACATTCTTCTTCGTTAGCGTATCCGTATTTGTCTTTTAAATCGTTAAAAATAAAAAGCTCAGAACAAAACTTTGAGCTTGATTGAAATGTATAACCGTATTTTTCAAGCATTTCGCAGACGGTATCTTTGCCGTGTCTGCCGTGTCCGACAACAAGTAATTTTGGTAACATATAATTAGAAACTCCTAAAGTATCTGTATATTATATGTTATTATGCAATCTTTGT